TTATTTGCCATTTTCAGTCTCCGGAACTTGATCCAAATCCGTGTCGACAGTTCCGTCTGACGCATCCGCCAGAAGCATTTGAGCCGTGGCTTCTGTCAGTCCGAGGGACTGCAGAAACACCATTGACTTCGTTTCACTGGCAGTGCCTGCAATGAACTCTGCCAGAATGTCTTCAATGGCTTTGCGATTGCGGCCCCATTGCTGACGTGACAAATCAGACATCTCGCTTGACGGTGCAACCTGACCTTGAGCTTGACCGTTGGGCTGTGCAGACGCCGCCGCCATCTGCTGTGCCTCAGCTTGTGAGTTCTGCACGTTGGCCATGTCGGCGGTCACAAGTCCCAGTTGTCTCTTAAGCTTTTCTTCTTTGGCTCGCTGGTAAAATACGTTTTTCCAGTGCTTGCCACGCTGTCCAAGCTCGTCCTGATACGTGCTCTGAAAAGAGTTCAACGCCGCATCAGACGCAGACTGTTCGCTCTGCGGATCTACCCATTCCCATGCGGGAGTTTGCCATTCCACCGCCGTCGCGGAACGACGGTCGGCAAGGATCTCGGACATCGACGGAAAGCCGTCAGTGCCAGCCGTCGCGGCTTGATCACAGAATCGATCCCAGATCGGCTGGCAGAGATGTTGCACGTCATATCGTTGCCACCTCCGGAACCTGCGTCGATCTTCCAGCATGCTTGTTCGGCTGCTGCTGTAACTTGTGCCGCTGTAGTTTCGGCTGACGACTTCGTAGCTCAGGCCAGTGCCGACTGAGATGCCGCGAAGCATCAGATTGATCCACGGTTCTGATGCTGAGTTCGGGCGGCCCGGATTGATCGACTCAACCGACTCCCCTGGTTGCAATCGCACAATCATCGCCGGTTCAAGATACTCGAATTGATTACCGTTAACGTCGCTTGACTCGTCATCTGTCGATGGCATCAAGCCAGTTCCGGCGCGTCCGTTTGTTGTAATGGCGACCCCGAAACACGAAGCAACTGCAGACGCCTGAATCTCGTTGTCGACGTAGACGCCGAGATCTCGCAGCCATCCAAGCACAGGGGCAAACCACGATACTCCGCGAGTCTGGCCAATGCGGTCGACTCGGTACAAATGCAGGATCTCAGACGCATCGATCCGAATTGGGAGAACTCGTGTTGCGTATGGCCCGTTTGGATGTTCCGGATAAATCCAGTACGCGAGCGGCTTGCCAAGGTCGTCGAGTTCAACACCACGGATGACCTTATTCCCGTCTTTGCTGTGAATCTTGTATGTGTCTTTGTCGGTCGCCAGTCGGTCGGCTTCGATCAATTCAAGGGCAAGCGGCACGGGGCGATAGATGCCCCGGTACTTATTCGACGGCGTGTTGACGAGGTGAATCAGTACCTCACCGGCCTCAACCATTTCACGCTGTGCAAGCTGTTGAATTTCTGCGAAGTTCAGACGCCCGTTGACGTCGCACACTTCGCACCATTCCTGCCAAACCTTATCACGAACTTCGTTCAAGTCTTCAACGTCGGTTCCTTCTGGCGTTTCAATCTGGGACTGTGCAGTGATGCCCGTCCCGATCACAGAGCTGACAATCGTGTCGACTACGCCCCAGGCATAGGCATTATCGCGGACCAATGATCGCGACCACGCCCGCAAAGCATCCGCACCGAATGGCCCCAACAGCTCGCTGTCTGCTGATTGATTCTTTGGCTTCTTGTTGTTTGTCAGGCGGCTGGCTTCTGCTCCCGCGTACATCCGCTCAAGCGTCTTGCGTTGCTGAGTGCGTCGCACGGCAGCAGCAGGACTGAACACGCCGACAAGCTTGTCGAGGGCTGTGCCAATCATTGCTTGGCCCTCTGCATCTTTGCAACACGGAACATGCTGCCAGCGCCAGACTCGCGGTCTGATTCCATTTGGAGCATTCGTCGTTGTTCAAACAGAGTCGGCAGGTCAAGCGACGTGACAGAGCGTGATCCGATCGAGTACGAGGAAGCTCCTCCGGTCAGGAGTGCCTCAATCGCTGCGTCGATCTGTGCGAGTAGTGATGTCGCTGTTGCCATGCCCGCAGTTTGCGGGATGGCCTTGTGAATCAGCAATAGTTATGCAGTGTTGCGTTGCTACGCTGTATCAACGAAAAAAAGGCGACTGAGTTTCCCCAGACGCCTTTACCTTAGCTTACCAGACCATGCCTCGCAGTGCCCAGCCGAGCCTTGCCGCGCCTCGCCAGACCGCGCCTCGCCAGACCTTAACTTTTCTTTCGTTCCGCAAACACCATGACGGGCGTTGTGCGTTCCGTTGCTGTGAGTGCGATAGATTCTTTTTTTCTGAGCATCGACAACTTATAAGACTGGTTGCCAATGTTTCGCATGTGCATTTCTCGCTCTTGTCCAGACAGCTTGCCGACGTTGACGGCCATCAGTCGGCGATGTGCCCGGCGAGCTAATCGCAAGCCCGCGTCGAATCGCTTTGGGTTGTATTCTGCGGCCTCCTGATCTGTCAGGATGTGCAATTCATTGCCGACGATTCGCACCGTCAGTTCTCGACCCTGCTCCTGCCTCAGTTGCTTCTGGACGATGCCGAGCAACTGAAGCATCGCGAACGGCCAGTCCTTCGGATTGCTTGCTTCCGGATATCCGATCACGTCCTCGCATTGCTGCTGAGTGATCGTGTCGCCCGGTTTAATCTTCCGTGTATCGAATGGAATCATTGGTTATCCTTTTTGAAATTGAAAATCCATGCCTTGCCCTGCCATACCCTGCCGGGCCTGACCCTGCCTTACCGGACCGCTCCATGCCTTGACGATTCGCAGTAACCGCCACCATTGCACCGAAGTGCCCTTGCCTTGCCCGACCTCACCGCGCCGCGACTGGCCTCGCCAGTCCATGCCTCGCCTTAACTATCCAATAACCTGAAACCGACCGAACTTTGGACGATAGTCGCAAAGTCCAACCTGTGATCCAGAATCAGTGACCGCTAGCTGGATCTGCTCCGGGTTAACCAGATCCGCGTTAAAATGAACATCAAACGACAGACGCCACGTTCGGAAGATCGGCCGCGTCCGCATCACTCTCGCTGTCCCAACCTTCACACCTCGCACGTCTGCGAACTCTTCGTTGCGATCCCACAACTGATCCACGGTCAGTTTTTCGCCGTAGTCGAGCGGGGAATTTTCCATGATCGCAATCGATGACTTGAATTGCTTGCCAAGCTTCGACTTCTTCGCACCTTCGATCAAGCACGACTCTAGCAACTCCGCAGGAATCTCGACTGCGCCAACGGAAGACACATAAAGCCCAGCCCGAAACTCTAGACGGCTTAGCTCGAAGTGAACCTCATCAGTCTTCTTTCTCTGTCCCGTCAGTGCCTTCATCTGCTTCACAAGCGGGTTTAACGGATTCGCTAGCTGCCCGTTGTGCATTAGCAGGGGAGATATACCTTCAATCTTAAAACCGATGACGCTTGACATGATCTACCGCTCCATGAAAAAACCCGCTCACAAGTGGCTAGACCTGTGGCGGGTTTCTCAGTCCGGATTGCTCCGGGAAAGTCGTCTAAATCACGTCTAGCCACGTGACTGAATCGAAACAATATCAACAGACACAGCACAAGTCAATCACTCGACCTCTTTCCATGTTGCCCCGCAAAATCCGCATTTGCAGTATCGCGTTCTTCCTTGCGTGCTGTAAACACGAGAGCAGGACTTTCCTTTAATTTCCTCATTAGCCGCCCGCAACGCAGGGCATGACGCGCAGTCTTTCGGAACGAACGTCGTCACTCGTGGCTTCGGCTTTTCAGCGTCTTCGGAGACTGTTGACCCAACCACCGGATCGTTTCTTCGGAGTTCCGTGTCGCTGACCTGGCGGCTTTGCGGTCTGCCTTGATTGCTCTTGCTCATTTGGGGCTTTCGGTCTTGCAGTAACGGACTGGCCATCTGGATTCTCTGACGTTGGGGAAAGGAGATAAATGCCGCGAGCACTTGCCGCAGCCGCTGCGTTGTATGTGGCATCGAGCCAATGGTTATTATCGCTGACCACGTTCCAGTAAGTCTTCAGGCCCTTGCCTTCTTTAAACTCACTGACGAGTTCTTCAGCGACGATGTGCTGAGCGTATGACGTGTGCCTCTTGCCTCCCGGCTGCACAAATAGCGACAGAGCCCCGCGTCGCAGGAAGTTCTGATCGTCGAACGTCGGAGTCAGGAACCGTTCGTGGATGAACTGCTTCCAATAGTCCGTGTCGAGTTCGTAAAGCCACAAGCCCTGTGCCTCCTGATATGCCGCATGGAAATGATTGCCCGGCTTTATCTTCTCCGTTTCGGTCGTCTTGTCGCGATAGTTTCCGATGCCCTTGGAGACATAGAATGGAGTGCCGCCAACGTCTCGCACAAACTGGTACGCCGCATCCGTGAACGTTCCTGAGTCGATAAAAACTGCGTCGACCTTGCGAGCCGATCCAGCCGCGTCGACGTACTTCTTGGTCAATATCTCGTCGCGCCAGTTCAGCAACGCTTTGTAAATCTGCGGCTCACTTGCCTGGTTGTCCATCCCTTTGTCAGTGCCAACAACTTCCGCCCGTCCGTAATCGATGACGCAGCCACCAGCACCTTTCCACCATGCAATCACAACCCAGTGACAGAGATACTTTCCAAGGTCAATCGCAGCGGTCACACACGATGCGTTGGCCGGCAACTGGCCGCGATCAAGCCCACTCAATCGGCCTGCGACCATTTGCCACGTCATCCCGCTGCCCTGTGGCCCGACTTCCGCAGGTGGGTCGTTGTCGATTTCGGTTGCTACTGCTTTCTCGCCCCAGTCAGCCACTTTGTTGTAATAACTCTGAATCGCTGAAAGCTCTAGTGGTTCTGTGTCTTCATGAACCGTTCCGTCGAATGATGACGGATTGCTGATCACGCAGTCTCGCTCAATCTCTGCCCGGTTGTCTCGCCAGTAGCGGAACGCCACGCGTGCATCTGGATCATCTTCCGCCCGCTCGATTCGCAGCCTCAGATACTCCTGAACCATGTCCATCCGGTCTGGTGGCGTGATCATCTTGCGATATCGACGGCCCTTGAATGATGGCTTCTTCGTTGGGTCGGTGAATTTGAACGCGATGCACTTGCGGTTCTGGATTGTGCAGAGAAGAACGCGGGCAACACGCTTAGCCGAGGCTGCAAGCCCTGCGATATCCTTCTCGATAGTCTCTTCATTCTTCTCAATCAGTGCGTCTGAATCAGCCGCTTGGCGGTCTTCGATGTCGTCGATGATCGCGATGGACGGCCTGCGATCTCTGTAGTTCGTTCCGCGAATGCTTCCGTCGATACCAATGGACGCGAGGATCTGCCCATTGCTGACCGGCTCGATGAAGTCAGGCCAGTCATCTGGCAACTGATGCCGCCCGATTGTCGGATAGATCAGGTGATCCGCAGCCATTTCCAGATTCGACGATTCGCCTGCTACGGTCTGCATCCGCGCACGTGATGACCAGCCGCCGACAGCCTTGAATGGCATACAGATTTCCGGGAAGTCGGCAAGGAGTAATTCAGACTGCTGGAGCTTTTCGCGTACCGTTCGAAGCTCGCCTTCGCTCTTTCGCTGGTTCTTGCCGATTACGATCGGAAAGTTCGACAGTCCTTTCAGTGTTAGAAACAGGGCCGTATAGATCGCCAGCTTCGTCTTACCCTCTCCGCGAGTCCCCGCGATTGCCTGGTCGCCGCCATACATCGCCGCTCTGACGATGCTTGTGTGCATGTCCCTACGGTCTGTCGTGAATGGCTCAAAGAAGACTTCCGGGAAGTAGGTCGTGAGAAACAGTTCACCATCCTGCAATGCGTCGAATCGCCTGTTAGGCTCTGCTGGGCATGGAATCTTTAGATCACGCTCAGACGCCCGGAGCTTCGCCTTCCGCTCCCGGTCCTTGGTCCTCTCGTCCGACGACAGTAAATCGCGAGTCACCGGATGTGAGTTTACCAAGCTCTCCAGGAGGGAGGTGTCGAAGGATCTCAAGAAGTCTAAGTCGTTTGTGATCATCCGCCGCCTGTTTTTTGATTTCCACTTCCTGCCGTTTGAGATCAACCACATCAGCCTGCAGGAGTGCTTTGAAGGCTGCCGTTTGCATTTCTGGATCTATGCTGTTGATGACGACGTCATAGATAGCATCGACCGCCATCTGTCGTTTTGGGTCGTCTGGTTTTAGCCAATCTTTCAACGCACGGCCTGCAAGTTTGATGTCAGAAATAGAATCCAACTGCATTCCGCCCCCTTCCCCAGACATCACGCGGACGGACAGAGTTTCTGTTCAGAATCCGGGTTT